GACACCGGAACCGGCAGTTAGGGTAGCTTTATCAAGGGTATTGCCAGTGCTATTGCCGATCAAAAGCTGACCGTCCGTATAGCTAGTCTGGCCCGTACCGCCATTTGCTACGTTCAGGGTTCCAGCCAGTGTCACACTGCCAGAAGTTCCAGTGCTTGGCGTAAACCCGGTAGTTCCAGCGGAGAAGTCTGTAACGCCGGTAGGAGAGGCATTCTGCCAGCTTGGAAGACCACCGCTTACCGTAAGAATCTGACCATTAGTACCAACAGCAAGACCAGCAAGAGTATCTGTAGCAGATGCATACAGTAGGTCCCCCGTTGTTGCCGAAGAAAGTCCTGTACCGCCTCGTGCTACCGAGAGCGTTCCAGATGTAATTGCCGACGCAGCAATGGCAATCGCCGTGTTGGCGGCTGCCGTAAGCTGTCCCTGCTGGTTGACCGTGAATGTGGCAACCTGACTGGCAGAACCGTAAGAAGCCGGTGATACAGCCGTATTGGCGATGCTGAATACCGTACCAACAAGGCTCAGACCTGTACCAGCCGAATAGGTTACGCTGGAACCGAACTGGATAAAGACAATATCCGTAGTGCCAACCGTAATCGGCAGAGGTGTCTGCTGCACCCAAGACGTATTTGCGTTCGTAGAGCCACCAATAATGTAAACAAAGTCACCAGCATCAATCTGGTTAGCCCCAGTACCGGGCGTATCAAAGTCCGTAGCACGGGTCAGGATAAACGGACTTGTACCGTCACCTACCTGCGTAACCGTGTAAATGCCGTTATACGGAGCATCTGCTACAGTCTCGTCCTTAACCAGAATACGATTACCTACCGATGGAGTACTACCATCTACCGACAGAGCGCCGTTGGAACTGGCTGTAATTGTAGCCCCGACGCCGCTGGAACCATTGTCATAGACATATGTAGGCAACGCAGCAGCAGTGGCGTACTCACAGGCATCATGGAAGTTAAGACCAGAAGCTACTGAATCTACATAGTTTTTGTTTGCTATGTCAGTGCCATTTACCGGATCGGTACTGATTGTACCTGTAGTCAGCGTAACAGCATTGATCGTGCTATTCGCCGCCGCAGTAAGCTGTCCCTGCGCATTTACAGTAAACGTAGCAACCTGATAGCTGGAACCGTAAGACGAAGCCGATACGCCGGTATTGTCTATGCTAATAGTGCCCGTAGCCGTAATTGGGCCACCAGTAAGGCCGGTCCCAGTGTTAATCTGCGTAACAGTACCAGTGCCGGGTCCGCTAGACCACTCAGGGTCTGCACCAGAACCTAAAGAGCGGAGAACAGCACCATACGTTCCGGGGCCAAGTGCTTGCCAACTAGACGCCCCACGGTACAGGATTGAACCCTGAATGTACCCTATGGTGGTATCAATAACCTGACTGACTTGCTGCCAATGGGGGTTAGAGGAAGCCCCCTGAGACGTTAAAATCTGGCCCGTAGAGGCCGCATTGAGGACTTCCCACACATACTGGCCACGGTACAGAATATCGCCCTGTGTGAGGCCAATAGTGTCTAAAATAGCCGTAAGAGTGACATCAGACGGGGAAGCCGTGCCGCCCGATATGTTCGCCTTAATCGTACCATCAGCCATAGAGGCCAGATAGGAGTTAGTCACCCCACCAGCTTGTAGCCCGATGGTTCCGGTTGTCGTAATGGGGCCACCAGAAATTGGCGCATCTGTATTGATCTGAGTGACAGTCCCAGACGTAGAGTTGAGATCAGCAACATCCTGCGTAGTTGTACGCCGAGATACCCCGCCCTGAACAATCTCCAGTTCCTCAGAACCACTGAGAGACGTAGCAACAGGTAGATTGGGGATCTGAATATTGCTCATGTCAATGGCCCTGTCTTTGGTACTTCCGTATTATTATACGGCAAGCCGGGGTCATCTCCACCTATATCGTTAGGCACCGTAATGCTGGTGCCGGGTTCCTCATTGAGGCCATAGGGGGGCTCGCCCGTCTGCTGCGTAACACGGGTATTATCGTCTTGGGTAATGCGTGTATCACCACCGGGAACCGGCAATCCAGTGATTGGATCAACCGTATTCTGACCAGAAGTAGTTCTGGAATCAGTGGAAGCAACCACAAAATCCTGCACACGCGGGTTCATGATCGGCACCGGATCTGCCGGTACAATAATAGCCCGCAACTGCTGCTGCGGAGTGTCATTGCAGGTATTGCAGACCAAAATCCGCTTATTGATCAGCGATGCACCGGCCCAGTCAAATTGCCACTGCAAATCAACGTGATTGTAACGAAAACCGCACCTGTCACAGATAGCGTGGGCTTGAGGATTGGTGCTGCTAGTTCTGGCCCTACCGGCTTGGGAAGCATATGCCATTTACGCCCCCTACCTGTAATAACCAGAAATCTGAGGCGATATATACTGCTGCGCCGTTTCCACGTTCTGGTCAGCCGCTATCTTATATGCCTCATCAGCCAATGGCTTCGTAATCTGAACAAGCTGGGGGTTCCAAATCCGGGATAACCTTTCAGCCAGTCCCGTAGCAAAGGCATCCAGCCACAGGTACGGAATTTCAACATTCTGACCACCCTGAAGGTTGGAATCCTGTATCTGCCGCACCCGATAATACTTCAAATACTGGGCACTCGTTCCATCCGGCACCGGCCACAACGTCACCGTAGGGGCAATCAGACGGTCAAACCAGAATGTAGTGGTGAAACCCTGCTGCTCTTTATTGGGATAACTGGCGTATTCTGTACGGCTAACCGGCAGAATAATGCGGTCAATCGGATCTCCGCTACCGTTATCAGTCTGCATATAAGCATCCAGAATAACAACGGTATTGGCGTCCACATTATAGGTAGCCTGGCCGGCAACCAATGGGACCGTAACAAGATCAACCGCCCAGAGATTTACACCCCTGTTTGACCAATTTGCCAACATCAGGTTCGTGGCAATCCGAGAAGATTGCATATGTTCCTGCGTCAGGGACGTATTGCGCAAGCCAATCAGATTGAACGCATGAAGCGTCAATTCACCCAGAGAGGGGTTAAATGTATATGTGCCGCTAGTAGTCAATTTAGACTCCTATCAGCGCGTACCGGCCTGCTGAACGTATAGAGTTACCGTACCAGCGCCAGAGGCGACATTAATTCGGACACCCCGGCATGGAACCGTCAAAGCAACTGCACCCGCAGCCGTAAGGCCGGAGGAGAACCAATTTGCCGTAGCAGCAACGAAATCCGGGGACATAGGGTCATCAAACGTGTACTGGACTGTAAAGACCGGAGATCCGGTAACAACAGCACCAAGACCAACATTGAAGGGATTGGTCATGAAGCTGACCGCCACAACACCGCTGGTTCCAGCATTTGTCTGAGAGACTGTAATAGGTTCAGCAATCATAGCTATTTCCCTTTCGCCCTAGCAGCGGCCACGTTGTCCACCAAATTAGGGTACGGCCTACCGGCTGCCCTTGCTTTGGCTTTAGCATGTTTTATCTGCTGCCTGTTTAGATACTTCACTTTAGCATCTTTTGGCGCGTCTTTCTCCCAAAAAGGTTTGTCAGTCATTTAACAATCCCATTTTCTAAGAGATTTATTAATTCTACTATCCGGGTCAGCAGCTTTTGCAGACCCAGTCAATTTGCGCTTCATGCCGGTCATCCGCTCGCAAAACGATTTGCGGCGGGAAGCATCAGCGTCACTTTTTTGGGCCTGTTCGCGGGACACCGGAGGTTTTAGATTATGACCTTCAGCACGCGCCGAAGCGCGTCCTTTAGCGTTCAAACCACCTTCAGGGTTTTTACCTTCAGATCTTTGCCAGGCGGGGGATCTTGCCATTGGTGGCTCCAATAGGAAAAGGGAGGGATTTCTCCCTCCCAATTTTACTCAGGGCTTACGACCGCCAGTAGACGTCTGGGCGGCAGACCAGTCGGCAGTTGCCAAGCGGCCACCAGATTTGCGCGGTTTGCGACCAACGTTCATCTTTGCCTTATCGCCCATTGCCTTACCAACGGACTTACCACCACGCTTACGCTCAAGAGCTTCACGATTTACATTGCTATCCTTGGTGTATTCCATCGGACGATCACGAAGATCGTCAGCAGCAAGATTAACACCACCAGCTTCACGACGCTTGCGATTTTTCATATTAACCTCCTATAGACCTATTAGGCGTTTGCAATAGCCTGAACATAACGGACAGTCAGCCAACCATCTCCGTCACCAGTATTGGTTGAAGTTACTACTATCTTAACGTCAGTAGTTCCAACATTGACCCAATTACCTGCACGAGTAGCATCAGCACCCGGAACCGCAGCAACGATACCAATTGTAGCACCGTCAACAGCAGCCGCAGCAGTCAATGCCGTAGCAGAGACTGTTGTGCCAACGCCAAGTGTGGAAGCAGCGCCATTCCATGCAGTGATAACATTCAGATCAATTTCAAGGATCTGACTTCCTGCCGGAATAACAATAGTAGTAGCAGAACTGGCCTGAGTAACAGCGCTTGTCTGAGCCATAACAACGTAACCAACATTGGCCACGTCAGACCCAACCGTTGTACCCGAAGTGTTCAGAATATCACCAGCCTTTATAGGACCAGTGAACGTAGTCGTTCCCATGGGAACCTCCTGCACGATACGGTCACACTGTCTGTGCAGAGTCAGCCGGGCCTGTCAGTGCAACCTATGTTACCCGGAAAAAATGGGGGCATAAGCCCCCATCTCATTAAGAAGTCGGGAACGATCCGTAGATGGAGCGCCAGTTGTAGTAACCGAAGCTGTAGCGTTCGTAACCCTTAACCAGAAGGTTATCGGTAACAAAATCGACTTGCATATCGGTTTCAAACTTCACTCGTTCCATATAGGACAGACCATCAATGTTGGTCAGCAGGAACCAAGCATACGCAGAAGTCAGGTAATCATTGACCATGTAGCTTTCTGGCAAGCCACCAGCGGTCATCATAATTGCATTGACATCATTGTCTGCTGTACCGGGACGCAGTTCTGTCTTGGTAAGACGGATTGCGACAGGTTCCAAAGCCGGTGGCACAATGAGCTTGCGGCCACGGGCAAAGACCTTCAGACCAGCCTGGTCTTTGAAGTTGGTACGGATGCTGATCATCGCGTTCAGCAGAGTCGATTCGTTAAGATCGACGTCTACTGCCGGACGGTTAGCAACAGTGCCACCATCGATCGGATGGTTGGTAGCGCACAGAGCAACACCGTCACCACCGATAGATGCATTATAGGTGGTTGCTGTGTTGAGTACGTTAGAACCATAGATCTCTTTGGTCTGCTGGAAGGACTCAATAAGACCGAGGTTAGACGGTGCAAACTGGGTCTTATACAGGTTGTCGTCAATGGCCTTACGAGTAATCGCATAGCCAAGGCCGATTTCTGTATGTTCCTGGTTGTAGATAAACCGTTCACCAGCCGAATTGTCAAAAGCGGTCTGGCCACCTTCGGTCTTCAACTGAGCAAGACCAAGAAACTTCATTTCAGCAGTGCGTTCCAAAGCCATTTTGGAATTGTGCTTGGTGAAGATCTTGTCGTACTGCGACGGGATCATTTCGTACTTACCTTCAACGCCACGGAGTCCGGGCAGAAGAAGGTCACGAATAGCTGAGAGATTAACAGCCATTTGTCAATACTCCTCTTCTTAGCCCACACTAAGCAGTTGCTTAGTCGAAACGTTGTTAAAGGCGACTACAACATAGTTGTATGCGCCAGCGGCAGTACCCGGTCCACCCGGCGGGTCAGTTACAAGACTGACAAGACGGAAGGGAAGGGTATTGGTGGTCGTCGGAGTGACGGAAATATCAACATAAGCACCAGAGATGCCTGTGCTGGTATTGCCGGTGCCGATTGCGTACTGGACGTTAGCATTAACGTCACCAACTACTGCACCAACAGAGGAAGAACCACCCACCTGCGCAAGGAACTTGGCATTAGGATCGTTCACGATGTAGCCAGTAACATAGTTACCAGAAGCTACGTCACTACCGGGCCAATAGTTTGACCAAACAGTGCGCTTCTGAGAAACCGACAGGTACTGACAGCCGACAAAGATACCAGCAATCTGGTCAGTTCCGGGCGAACCCTGAACTACATGGCCAGTATTGTCTGGGTTTACGGGGTCTCCGTAAAAGATGTTCGTGGCATTATAAGCAATACGAACCGTCACCTGTTCATAGGTGGGGGCAGAGCCCGTACCGCTATACTGCCGGAACCCGAAAGGCGCGTTTGTATTCGCCATAACGGTATCTCCTTATAACAGTTAGTTCGTCATTGCACGCCGGGGCAACTAAGAACCGAAAAATTCGAGTTTCCACACCGGGGGAAACAGAACATATAGCTCCAAGGGCATTATCAATTATTTATTTCCAAAAGTAAAGGACCGCCAATTGGCGGCCCCTTTTAATCGTGTATGACTTTTTGTCACTCTTTGGGGATCGGTATAGCTTCATAACTCTTGTTAATTTTTGGCTTTGCCTGAATGTGATCCCGATGCCCAAGACCACCTTCCGGCGTGCCAGCAAGCTGCTCTTCCTTTGCCCGGACCTGATCTCTGGCGCGGCCGCGTTCGATCGACCTGACTTCTTCAGTTATCTCGGCAGGACGCATCATCAGGAGCATTCCGTCTCGCTCAATAACTGGATGATTTCCATTGCCAGGCATCATGTCAGGGTATAA